CTTTTTTTACATACAAAGAATAATTCATCCCGTCCTGTCGCGCCGCTCCCGTGATAGTTAACGATAAGTTCGTAGCGGCTGTAGATGCGCACTCAATTTTGGTGGCATTTACCACACCGTCTATCGGGTTCGCTATAGAGTTTCCTGTTACCGTTACGTTCGATTTCGTCCACTGGTTAAAATCGTTGGTGTATGTGAGCCAGTTTTGACGTTCGCCAAGTGGGACGTATTCGCTCGGTGACGTATCCGCCTGTCCGGTTACATTTTCAAGCTGTGCCCCCCACACGCACACGCCGGAAGTTCCGTCTCCTGCAAATGTCGCCAGCCTAGAGGCCGTACTGTTAATTGCAAAAACAACCAGGGGGGTGATAGATGTTCCCGCCGCAACAACCGTTGCGCTTACCCTATAAACACCGTCGGACAACGGCGTAATAACACCGGACACGCCAGCGTCGCTGATAGTAATAGTCCCAGAGGATAGGTTAAAGTTCACCCTCGGGTCGCCAGCTACCTGCCCGCCGGAAAATGCGAGTTGCAAAAGGTCGTAACCTGCGGGCTTTACGTAAACGCTCATCACGTACGTGTTCCCGGCAATAGATGTTACTGCGGACGCTTTGTTTATGTAGTGGGTTGTCCCCGTCGTGTTCGGAACAACGAGGTCCATCCCCATTGTCCCATCTGGTGCAATAACGCTATCGGGCGTGATGGTCACATCCTTGCTCGACCAAGATGCATCAGAAAGATCATCAGTTGATCCGGAAAACAGATTCCTCACCATCCGCGCGCCGCGAAATCGCGCCGCGCCAGCCGGGACGGTAATCATCTTCCCTTCGTTGTCGAAATCCCACGCCGTCGTCGCGCGGACAAACACCGGGACCCCGTGCCCGCGGGAACAGGATATCCCGTTTGAAAGATTCGCCCGAAAAACTGCATCTCTCAGAATTGGTTCCAGTTCTCCGGTCGATCGACTCCGCACCCGTTGGCGCCCGCGCATTTTTAGCTCACCTTATGGAAACGAAGGGTCCCGGCGCCCCCGGCAATGGCTCCGATTTTGTCGCCATCATCTGCTTTGATCGGGATGGTTGTGTTGGCTCTTAATAGGTATCCCGTCGAAGTTGTAACGTCGTTTGCAGTCGGACCTACTTTCAAATAAACGTCAACGTCTGACCAGACATCATACATCCCAGCCTCCGTTAAAACGGGAGTTTGAGCCGCAACACCACTCACAGAAAGCTGTGATTGTGAATTGTTTTTTATGGCAATTCCAAGCGAATCGTAATGTTTTATACCGTATCCGGACATTTTAATCTCCTTTTGTTAACAATTAGATTTCCGCCTCTGCTGTGAAATGATATGTCATCCCATGACCTACTGTAGCCGTTGTCCCAGATACATTTAGCCCTCCATGAGAGATTTCAACGGAGGAATTTTCATCCGTAGTATTTCCCTCGTTTCGTATTTTCCCTGATGTTCCTGTCGCCGGAGAATACGAAGTTATTGTGGGGGATGAATTCTTTGTGACCTTAAATTGCGTATAACAGAAAAATCCACCAGTTTGCCTTGAACCAAATGATCTCCCGCTATTAACAACCGTCCCAGGAGTCGTGCCGACGTTATAAGATTTTTCAAAATATCTCTGGCACAAAATAAGTTCTTGGCTCATTGGTAGAAGCTCGAACGGAGTCGCCACCGTCCCGACTTCAAGCTGAACACCCGTTATGTAGTAGGTCGCCGCGTTCGTTCCGACAATGGACGCCGCCCCGGTAGCGCTCCGATAATCACCAGCGGCCCATGCCCCGGCTGTCCCCGATAAAGTAGAGCCTGATCCAAGTGAAAGACGCAAAACGATCCCCGCCGTGTTGTCCGTCGCCCATGTGCCAGATTGGTCACCAGGGATCGTGATGGTTTTGTATTCCCATGTGCTTGTCGTCACACTTGAAAAAGTGAACGGGTAAGATCGGGTCCCGGCCCCGTTTTGCAAGGAACCTCCGAAAGTGGTCCCCCCCGCCATGTTGGACCTAAACCAAAAAGAGAGCGTCACGGTTTTTGCGGTTGCGGTCCCCCATTGAAAATCGGAAACCGAACCGCCCTCAATTGACTGTGTGATGGTAAATACCTCACCAGCCCCAACCGAATAGGCCGACAAAGAATTAAATCCGAGGTGGTTGGAAAAACCAGTTGGAGGAGTAATGCCATAGTTTCTTTGGGCCGTGAATTTAGACGTTACGGAACCGTATGTTCTCCACCTGTCGACTGGGTAAATGTTGCCTGTCGTTTGCGTTACGGACGCGCCCTCATTCCTCTGGTCGATCCGCATATCCCCATTAATGATTCTGTTCCTAAATGATGTGTAACCCTTTGCCAGATTCTCAAGGTAGTCGTAGTTCGCCATCAGCTTATCAGCGTCCGGCCAGTTTCCAGGACCGTTGTAAAGAACGTTCGGCATCGTCATTGTAAAATCTCCTCTAAGTCGAAGTCTGAAATTTTGTTTTCAGTGTCATGGCGATACCCCACGACCTTGCAAAGCATCCCCTTGGCCGTCTGGTCCGCGTCTCCGAAAAAGTAGAGGGACGTATCTCCGAAATAGGCCGAAGTGTCGCCGAAGAACCACGGGCGTGCGGGGATGTTGTCGTTGAACGTGAGGGAGACCGTGTCGGATAGGTCGAGCCATTCCATGAGCTTTGTTTTTGCCTTCATGGACATACGTGGATATTTAAGGGCCGAGTAAAAACCACCTGCGACGCCAGTTGCCACGTCTTTGTCTGGGGCGATTAAAAGATCTCCACCATCAATCGTAAGCGTCCTCTTCCCATATTTCGCAACTGGTCCATCTTTTGTAAATCCATCGTCCCCAACGGTTACGCTGTATTCCCCATATGTTGCCTTGACTTCCGAATACACACGATCAATCCCATCTTCTACATTTGAAACGTCTATAAGGTTTGTAGAAGAATCAAATTGTTCGGAATTTCCAACAACCACACTTTTAGAGCGGAAAAAGAAATCTTCTGATTCGTCAAATCCCCATTCATAGTTTGCGAAACTTCCGATTTTTTGTATCGCGCTGTAAACTGTATCGCCCGTGAAGTTCGCCATTTTTATCGTTGTCGACGATGACGTATAAATAAAATCGTATTGATCTAATACCGGGGATGATGTCGAAGGCGACAAGCTTGTAAAAGTTGACCGTATTTGAATGTATTGCAATGGGGTAGACGAAATCGAAAAGCTCACTGGTAACCAGCTATTCCACGAGCTTCCGTCGGAACTTGTCCTTGACTCAAACGTTATCGTCCCGCCATTCAGCGTATAGGTTGGGACAAGGTTCCCGTAAGAGGTGGCCGGGAATCCAAGGTTTATTGCTCTTGATGTATGCTGGCCGGATATCGACGAAGTTGGGATATATATGTCTGTGAAATATCCCGATCCGTGCGAAAGAACACCGACATACGTTGATGCCGGGAAATGCGTATACCCACTTCCAGAATAGAGCTTTGTCCCGTTCCTGAATATTTCAAGCAAACCGCTCGGCTGTCTTACGATCTCGAACGTGCTTGGGTTGATGTTTGCGGCATAGAAAAAACCAACAAGGTCTTTATATGTTGTTCCGACACTTGTGTGTGAATACCAGAGTTGGATATATGTGTCCGATCCTCCACCATTGTAGTGGTATTCCATCGAATACCCATCTTGTAATTTTCTGTAGGCGTTGTTATTCGCATCGACGGTATTGCAAATAAAAAAGAATTCAAGATGACATGGCGTCGCGCTTATATTTGAAAAAGTGATTTTCCATTCCCCATACCCTCGGGTGCAATTTGTATACAAAGCCATTTCTTGCGTTGTTGATTTTGCCTTGTTGCTTTCAACCGTCCATGAATAGATATTTGTCCATGCCGGGTTGGACGTAAAATCTCCGTCAGCAAAACTGTCCAATAATTCAGTGTTTTGGTAATTTAATTTAATTGACCCGGGCGCCGTTGTCCCTTCTGTTTTATCGTATGTCCCGGCGTTAAAGTCCGCCTGTGTCGTTTCAATCTGCTGTGTGATAACTCCCTGACTGAGAAACACGGCGTCCACGTTTTGATTCCCTGAAGGAATCCCTGCTTCCGTCAATAAATCCTTCACAAGCGATTCCATGGTAACGTCCTGCTTCCAGTATCTGTAAGTGATTTTAACGGCAACGCCAGACCCCGGTGCCGTCGTGAATGAAATTTTCGCCCCGAGCGTTGGCTCGTTCATTTGAGAAATGCTGTAGTCTGTCCCCGGCTTTTTGGCGATACCATTTAGGGAAACCTCCTTAATTATTCCGACGCCAGGGTGAACTGTCGTGAAATCCTTGTTGCTCCCGTTCCCTGTTCCCATGTTTTCGTATTTGACCAACGTCGAAACGTTTTCCGCGTTTGCGTTTTCCAGAAGGGCTTCGAGTCCACGAACGTCTACCTGGATGGTATCCGACGCCGCCGACGTGCTGAACCCCGTCGCTACGCCTACAAACAAGGGGGAATATGTGGCGGTCCCCGCAACATCATAACCGCTCTCAATCTTAAACTTTGTCCAATATGGCTCAAAGCCGTCGGGGTATGCTGTCGTAGCACCAAAATACCCGCCCCGCTTCCCCGCCTTCCATTGCCGCCGCTCGTTCTTCAAAACAAGGTTGACGTTCGATATTTTGAACTCGTTCAGCTTGTCGGTGTCAAGTTTCCCCGTGATCGGAGAAACCGAAACGATCTCGTTTTCTGGTAGGACGGTCCAAGATGATTCCCACGTGTAGGAATTAGTCGATTGAACCCAATACCGACGCTTGTAGGACACTCGGCGCACGGACACCGCCGCCGCGGCCTTCTGGGCTTCCTTGAATGCGGTGGAGACTGTTTTCATACTTCCTTTAGGTCCATGACGACTTCATACCCCGCGCCCTTGAAATTGTTCATGTATTTATCGTCCCAGGCGTTCGTCCAGTGGACGTAATAAACCTCTTCGGGCACGTTCACGCTTTCCGGTTGCCATAGGAAGGGCTGGCCCGCTTCTTTTAAGGCCTTAAAATTGTCCCGTTGGGCCTTGGACAGGTAGGACCAGCGGCAACGGGCCTCATAGCGTCCATTCCGCCCAGACACCGCCCGCGTGATGACCCTGTGAATCGCCCCGTCACCCAGGACGATCTCCTTAGTTTTCTCCCGCCATTTCGTGTCGTAAGAGGCCATGTCATCAGCGGCCAGGGTCACGCCACACAGGACGATCTCCCCGATCGATTTTTCTTGATTTGCTGTTTTCGTGGATACTATGTCTATCTGTAGACGATCCAAAGAGCTGATCCCAAGATTGATGAACCTGTCAGACTGCGTGTCGTTTGTCTGCGACGTCCAAGATTGAAACGATGAACCGTCCCAGTATTTAATGCTCCAATTTTTCCAGTTGTAATTTTTTAGGAATATGCCATCTATCGTCCTATAAACTGGGGTACCCGCCTCATAGAAATACATGGTTATTGATACTAAGGTTGCATCGGAATTCGCCCCACTAGTTGTGAATGGTGGGTTGTCGCTCCGATCGTAAAGATAAGTCGTGACTCCCCCATGGGATAAAGTAAAAGAAGTTTGAGCGTCCACCCAGTTCCGTGAATAAATTCTTGGCTCTGCCATGGTCTCCCCTATATCGCCAAATTCTTGTTTGCTTCGCCCACGTTTCGGATCGCCACCGCGAGGTGGACGCCTTCCGTCGTTCGCCTTAGAACCTCTTCCCCGAGCCGCCGCGCCACGATCTCAACCGACGAAAGGTCAACGTTATCCGCCGAAAACTGGACCGTCACGCCTCCCACGTTGATGATCGTCGATCCGCCTCCGCCACCCCCTCCCGATGAACTCCCGCCGCTTGATCCAAGGGAGGAGATGCCGCCGGATGTGGTAGATCCTGAAGATGAACCGCCGCTTGTGGTGGTATCCGAAAACGTTTGGCCATTCCCAAGGTCCGTGGATGTCTTGAATTCTTGAGTCCCGTCCGACATTTTGGACGCTTCACCGAGGGCCTTGGACTGCTGTGCGAATTGGGCCACAAGGACGGCGGTCCCGGCGGATGCCAGAGCGATACCGACAACGCCTTTCCCTGCTTCCGCCGCCCATAACCGAGCAATGGCAATGGCTTTTTCGAGGGCAAGAATCACGCGCGCCCGCGCAAGCTGGGCCTTCGTGTGACCGGACTGCATCGAGTTAATGATCGAAAGTGTTTGGAGCGTGTCTTCGACAACTTGAAAAGCAGCGTCTCGTTTTATAATTGATTCCGCTTTCGTTAGCTGGACCACTCTCGCCGCGTGGACCTTATCAAGCTGTGCCAGAAGCTGTTCTTTGCTTTTGGCGTCGGATATTTCCCGTGTGATCTTGTTTCTTTGCGCCTGCGTCTCCGCGTTTAAGAGAGCCTTTTTCTGTTCGAGCGTGTCTTGATTGAGCGAAAGAAGCTGTTGGTCAAGTGCCTCGGCCATCTGCAAGGCCCGTTGCGCTTCGGCCTCTTTGTCGTCGTTCAGCTTTTTTTCCGCCGCTATTTCCGCTTCCGTTCGCGCCGAAGTCTGCTGGACCCTTGTATCAGAGTGGACCGCGTGGGCCGCCGTTGTTTTGTCGAATTCCTGGCGAATCATCTCCCCTGATTCAAGCGTGATGGTCTGAATTTTCCCCCACGTCTCTTTTGCAATATTCTCAATGCTCCCAAAATCACGCTTCACCAATGCCACAACCGCACGGCCAACACCCTCAAACGTCGTAAAAATAAGGGCCGCCAACGTCCCGAGCGCATCACCGACCGCGCGAATGGCATCAACCCCCTTGTTCAGCCACGAAACGAAAGACGTTAAAACCGGGATGACCGCGTTTCCGATGGTGTCTTTTAGCTCGTTCCAGTTGTTGGAAAGGCTTGATGTCTCTTTAGAGAATCCCTCTTCTTTGAGCGCCGCGTCTCCGAACTTTTGGGAAAGGACATCGAGGACTTGCTGGCCGTTTTCCGCCCCGCCGATGAAAGCCCCAAACTCCTTGCGGGCCATCATTACGCCGCGCTCATTTTTGTTGATCAGATTGGTGAGAACATCCGTTGATGTTGAGAGGTCTTTCCCCGTGGCCACGGAAAGAGACATAGCCAATTGGCTTGCCTTTTGCGCCTTCGTCACGTCCCCCGTGATCCGGACGAACTTCGCCATCGTCTCAATGGCCTGCCCATCCGTGAACCGCGTCGCCGCCTGGATTCCCTGCGCCCATGCGTTGATCTGTTTTTGGCTATCCTGGAACGACTGGCCAGAGGCGTCGACGGCGAATTTGAGACGCCGCATGGCCTGGTTTTCTTCTTCGGCCCCCTGGACCGCTGACTTGAAGAAAGCGCCAATGGCCGCCGCTGTGGCAAGGCCTCCCAGGGCCTTACCAAGAGATTTGAACCCTTCCCCGGCCCCGGCGATCTGTTTCCCAGCCTTTTCGGAGTCCGCCCCGAGGCCTTTCAGCTTTTGGGAAACAACGTCAAGCTGTCCCGTTTCGGAGTTTACCCGGACTGTCAGCTCTATCTTTTGATCTGCCATTTTAGGCCTCTACCTTTATTGTCACGCGGGAGCAGATGTCAACGAACGCCCTAACCCGATCTTTGGGCGTCAAATCTTTCCTTGCCGAAATTGACCGCCACGCAGAAGACAGGATCCATCCGGAGATGCTTTCCGCGTCCCCAGCCCGCGCCCGCGCTTCTAGCGCGAGCCGGGCATCCGGTTCCATTTTCATGATCTGCTTCGGAGTCATTTAGTAGGAAACGTCCGCGTTGGTAACGTCGATCTGGATGGCCTTGGAGTCCGAGGCGGAATAGTAACCATTGAACGCCACCTTTGCCGCCAGGAGCCCGGAGTCATCACCAAATGGGAACGCGGTGTAATGCGCCTCATAGATGTTGATGTCCACAGTGTGGTAGTAGGTCGCGGCGATAAGCGGGCCGACGGCCAACATCCGAATGGCAACGGCGGTATTGGCAAGGAACTTTGTGCGCTCCGCTTCCGTCGAGAAGTAGATCGTGAACCCGCCCTTGATGTCCACTTTCCCTGTGGTCACGATGTCGCTCACGTCTTGGGAAAGATTTAGAGTTTTCAACCCCGAGGCCCCGTTGTCGATTTCGATGTTCCATTCTTTGATGTCGGTGTTCGACACTCCGGCAATTTTGAAGTCCATGGTGTTAAACGCCAGATACTTTTGGGTCGGGAACGAAGGGGACCCGATCGACGCCGCGCCGATTTCAGACTTAAAGAGGACGTCCGCTTCAAACGTCCCAAGTGAATCAACGCCGCCACCGATGGAGACCTTCTTCACGACGCCCAGGGAGTATTTCTTCACGTCGATCCCGTAATCGTGGAAGAGGGTATAGGACGGCTTTTGATACCCCGCGTTCAGCGTGATGGTGTGCTTGTAGGCAATCGTCCCGCCCTGTTGCGCCGACGTAACACCTCCAAGGAGGGAACGGAAGAACTCCCCGCATGACTGAGCGTCTAGGGGTAGTTTAATCTTCCCGGCGCCCGTCTTTCCCCCGGCGATAGGCGGCATCATGGTTGGGTCACCCTTTAGCACGTCGTTTTCAAGGAGGGCCAAATCGTATTTAAGTTCCGTCCCCTTGAGAACGGGGTACCACTTGGCTGGGGTCGTTTCAGCCGTGCCACGCACCGCCTCTTTTTTAAGTCCGAACCTTTGCGCTTCGATGGGATACAGTGCCACGGTTAAGCCTCCTCTTTGAATTCGATAAAGTTTGGATTATCTTTCAGTTTTTCAACCAAATCGGTGCCGCTCAAAATTTCGCCCGTCTTGAATTCGCCAAGACCCGGAGCCCAACATTCACGGATGCACTTCAAGCGCATAGCCTTCCCTCCGCTCTTCATTTCTTTGTTTTTATATTCTGGCATCATAACCTTAGACTCCTTTTCTTAATTCTTGCCGATAACGCTCTGCCGCTTCTTCTTCTGTTTTAAATGCCCCGAGATATTTGCTTTTCCCATTTACATGAATCTGCGCTTGCCATGTCGTGTAAATCTTGTTTCCGTTTTTGGCTTTATTTTTGATCATTGATGTTCCAATTTTATGGCCTGACCTGTGACACCTTAGGTTTTGATTGTTTTCTCTCCTCGTAACAATCCGAAGATTGTCGATCGAATTATTTAATGGGTTGCCGTCTAAATGATCAATGATCCTTCCGTCAATTGGCCTTCCGATAATTGCGTGATGCAAAAACATACATTTTTGAGTCTTTGTTTTAGGCATTCTGAATCTCCGAACAACATATCCCTGCTTGCTCTTAAACCATCGCCAATTTCCAAGATGCGCAAATTCATCGTCTACGACCGCATGCCCGCCATTTCGTATAGAAAGAAACGTCATGGCATTGTCCCTTCCGTCACGTAAGCGATTTCAACTTCCATCACGAACCCGGCGCGGGGGTCAAGGTTCCCGTCGTCGGTCACCACGTTTTTTATTTCAAGCCATTTAGCGTTTCCGCCAAGCGTCCGATCTGTTTCGAGGGCGTGGGTAGTGTCCTCGATGAGGTTATCAAGAGGCCCTTGGGCGTCAGAGAACCCGTCCGCACTCTTCGCAAACCCTATAACGAACAACGTGATCGTGCTTTTAAATTGGTTCCGCGTGATGTTCTCCCGCTTCTCGATGGTCTTTCCGAGGAATAGGGCCGGAAGTTCGCTGTCTGCCACCGAGTCAAGCGAGGTCACGCCACGTTTCACAAGGGCGATGGTGCTGTTATATCCGCCGCCCGTGGTGATAAGAGGGAGCGTGGTCGCCTTGATGTAATCGAGTATGAGCTTCCGTTTAGAATTCGCCACGTTCAAACCCCGATCTTCCGGCGCCCAAAATAACCGCCGTGATGTCTTCCGTTAAAGGTTCGATGGTGTCTTTGATCGCCCGCCGAAGGTATGACCTTTCTCGGATGGTCACCGACTTCGCCCCGCCTTTTGTTTTCCGTAGGATGACCCCGCCGTATTCATGGATCGCCGCATATGGGATATTGTCGACACCGAGCCCGATTAAAAAGCCTGTCCCGTCGCTTTCAACATCAGAATATACGCGGCTTCTCAATTGCCCGGACTGGACCCGGAGGATGTCGCTGTCGTTTCTCCGTTCGCCACCGTGGGCCTTTGACATGTATTTGTTTATCGCCGTTGACCTGGCCGAAACCGCAAATTTCTTGCACGCCTTTTCGAGTAGCCCGTTAATCATCGCCCGCCCGCGCGAATAGTTCCCTGCCACCTTCTGCAATTCCTTAACGCCTTCGATGACGAATTCAGACGGCATGAATAAACGCCCTCTCGGACCTGTGGTGATTCAGCAGGCCCTTTACCTGGTTCATGATTTCGTCGTTAGAGTAAGTGGTGGAACGGTCGCCGACATGTTCCGAAGTCGCGCCGAACCGCTGGCCCAGGTATTGGCTCCGGTAGGCGTTCGCGACGTAAAGCAAAACCGCTTCTTGTATTGACGCCGGGACGTTGGCCAGAGAATACCCAGCCGTGTAAACGGCCTTCACGTTCAGAATTCCCACATTGAACGCCACGGCCTGGTTGAAAAGGCGAATCAACCCGTTGTTGTTGTCCAGAACGACATCGGTCGAAACATTGATGGCCGTCCCCGCGCCGAAAGCACGGTCAACGTCGTCGTATAGGTTCGATAACGCCGTGACCGGATATTGGTTTAGTATGAGCGTCCCGGTCCCGTCCCCGTCGTAATAATCCGTGTTAACGCGGGACAACAAAAGCCGTTGCGTGTAATCGTTGGCGAACGCCGACGCCCTGTTTATCATGTTTTCGATAACAGTATCTTCCGACGCCGCCGAAATTTTAAGAAACGCCTTCGCGTCAGCTAAAGACACCAGGGCGTTGACTGTATCGAGTGCCATTTACTTCTTACCCCGCGCCTTCGGTTCCTCCGCCTTCACCTGTCCCGGTTCCTTCACATATTCCCACTCTTTAGGAAAATCGGAAAACAACTGCGTGGCCTTTTCGTCGCACACGTCCACAACGTCCCCGGTTCTTGCAAAAACAAGCGTCCCATCCGGTGATCCGCCGTGATACCCAGGCCCGATATGTTTCAATTTTTTCATCTTGTCACCTCGTCCGGCCCGCGCACGGGGGGAGTGAGTCGCCCCACTCCCCCGCGCCGCTTGCCGTTTTATTAAGCGATGTTGTAACCCACGCCGATGATCTTGTTGCTGGCCGTCGGATAGATGTCTTTGAACGTCACGCGTTCTTTCGCAACCAAGGCAACCTGGTCGCTTTCCGCATACAACTCGTTGAGCACGCGCACAGAATTCGTCGCACGCCGTTCGCCCATGACCCAACCCGGACGGTAAACCATGTAAAGAGCCGTCTTGGTGGTGGTAACGCCGTCATACAAGTTCGAGGCGTTCAGGTCTTCACGCACAAACCCGGACACGAACACAGGCATACCGTCCACGTTACCGAGAGAACCAGTAATCGCGGTGGCCGCGTTTCCAAAGTTCTGCATGGTCACGACTTCCGTCAATCCGAGGAGCTTGGCATACCCGACGGGGCCAGTGATGATGGCGCAATCGGCGGGATTGACGCCGTATTTGCCGAGCTTCACGCGAAGGGCGCGGAGGTTGGCAAGGCTGAACGTCCCCATGTCCAGTTTGTATGTCGCGCCGCCGTCGTTGGACGCCGCCCGCAATCCGAGTGCAATGCGTCGGCGAGAGTCAGCCGATCCGGCTCCGATGTCGGAGTCTTCGTGAGTCCCCGCGCTGTCGCCGTTCAGGATGAAGTCTTCCCGGCCTTCCGCGATGGCTTTCGCGATGTCTCGGACCAACCAAGGAAGAACGGGGACAATGGAGTCCTCGTCCAATTCGGTTGAAGTCAACACGCGGGCCGCGTGACCAACGGCGGTCAAAGTCGCGTTCCCAACGTTCGAGCCGTCACCAACGGTGATTTTGGTTTGACCAGTGTCGGCGGTTTGTTCGGCATGTTTGAAGGTCGAAATGCGAGACAATCCAACGGGGAGTTTATAGGGGTTGGACGGCATCACGATGGTACGGAACAGGTTCGGAACTTTCGCTTCCAACTGCACGAACTCAAACAATTCGTTCGAGAAGTTCGTGGGAACCCAGTCACCACCCTGCGCCCCGGTAGCGGTGTCGAGGGCTTTTTTAAATTCCCCGGCGCGCCGTTTCCATTCGCCCCAAGATTTCAGGTTTTGGACGGGCTTTCCAAGGAGTTTCGACGCAACCACCATTTCGTCGATGTTCTGGCGCAATTCTTTAGGCATGGACCCGATGATCTCGGATTCAACGCGTTCTTGAGACGACACTCCGGTGGCGAATTCAACCGATCGAGCAGGAGCGGGATTGGGCGCGCTGGCAACCAACCCTTTGATTCCTTCCATGATCTGTTCGGGCAAAGCTTGATGCCGTTCTCCTGCTTTCTTCACTTCATCGGCCAAATCTCGGACCGACTTAATCACTTCGTCCATGTTGGACATTTTCTTTTCCGCGTCCTTAAGCGGGCGTTACCCCGCGCCGGGATGTCCGGCGGACGTTTACAAATCTATTTCTGGTAAAGAGCCTTCGACACGTTGGCGATGGTCCGCTTAACGATGGCCTCCGAGTCCGGGTTGATCGCGCCCACGACGGACGCAAGCTCTTTAATCACGTTGTGAAGTTTCACGATCTCGTCCGGCGAAACCTCGTCATGTTCGGTGATGATCTCATTGAGAAGAGCCGTGGCCGTACCAACAAGGGAAAGTTTCGCCTTATCCAGCGGTTGGCCCTTTACGATCCTGGCAAGGGTTATCAACTGCTCAAGGGACGCTTCCAGCTTCTCCACAGGCCCGCGCGCGGGCTCGCTGAACGTGTTGACGAGGAACGTCGTTCCATCTGAGCTTTTTGTAATAGAGCCTTCGCCAAGGCATTTGATCGCCAATTCCGCCAGGTCGCGCCCAATAACGGCGCCGGGATTCGCCGGGATGCTCACCGCCGAATATTCCAAGAGTTCCGCGTCGGTCCACACGACGCCTTTCGTGTTCTGATCCGGCACCTGTTCCATGAGATGGTTTTTAGGGATGAACCCAACCGAAAACGCATTGAGGAACCCGCGCTCATAGAGGCCGAATATCTCCGCCCCGCGTTCGCTCTGGGTATCAAACTCGGTGATCGCCGAAAGTCCGTTCTCGTCCTCTTTGATGTCAACGGCGCGGCCAATGGGAGGTTGTGACCCGTCGTGTCCCCACAAAACGATGGGGTTCTTCTTGTAATTCGTCAAATCCCACGCGCCGGGGGAGAACTTTTCCAGCGTCCGGTCCCACTCATAGGTGGAAACGTAGGCCGTCACCAGTTTTTTTTCAGAGTCCACGCTTTTCGCGTAGGCAAGTTTCTGTTTTCGTTCCATTTTCGTCTCCACAAGGACATGGACTTTGTGAACCTTCGGAAGATGCTCCGCGAAGAAGTTCTGGCGGCGTTCGGCGTTCCCCAATCAATGGTCGGAATCCTCGACCAGGCCAACTATTCGAACA